CGCTCGCAATCCCTTTGCCCAAGAGGAAGGGATTTTACGGGGTTGGGATTTTTGCCGTGCTAGTGGCAAAATGTATTTCAGCCTGGCCGGGTTTAAGGTTTATATAATCCCCACTGGCTCGAAGTGAATGAAGAAAGTGCGCGCTAGCTTTTTTGATCTGGCTCATTACCGGGCTTATTGCAGCCATGTGCGAATACCGGCCAAGGAGTTCGATCCGGCTCTTGAAGAAGGTGAGCCTGACGGGGAGGTGCAAAGCTCTATCGCCTTTAGCCACTTTTTCGGCACGCAAGAGTATTTCCACAGCGAAATGGAAGCGGGCTTAAGCGCTGGAGCCAACACTTTTATAGTCTTGAAGTGCAGACAATCGGGGATGACGACCGACGGGTTAAATGTGTTGCCTTACATCGCTTTCCAGTTCAGCGGGGTCCAGTGCGCTTTTATCACTCATTCGGGGCCGTTGTTGAATGTGAGCCGGATGATGTTAAAGAAGTTCTACCGCTCGATCGATGATCCGGCCTGGCGTTACCCGATTGCCGAGGGCGGGGACAACAAAGAGTTTTTAAGTTTCTCTAATGAATCAACCATCTACTGGCTTAACGCTAATAGTAACGATGAAGGCGGCCTTGGAAGAGGCTTACCGATCCGTTGCACATGGGGCGATGAGATCGGAAGCTGGACTGACGAAGAAGGAATTGGATCGCTTTTTTCCAGTCTTTCGGAGCGAAACCCTAAAAGCCTGCACGTCTTTGCTGGCACAAGCCGAGGACCAAATTTATTCAAAGAGCTCTACGAGGAAGCCGAAGCGAGCGGCAACCTCTCCCAGCGGGCGATCTTTTTAGGCTGGTGGCGGCACGAACTCTACGAGCACGACCTCTCCGATCCTCTCCAAGCCCAGGCTCACAAAGTTTACTGGGGGGCGGCTCCCAGGTATACCTACGACGAAGCCCGCTGGGTGGAAGGGGTGCAGGTGCGCTACGGCTTTGAGATCCGACCCACGCAACTTAGTTGGTGGCGCCAGCACTTGGCCGAGAAAAAGAAGCGTAACACGGCCTTGATGTATCAGGAGTATCCGCCGCTCCCAGAAGACGCCTGGATATTCGGGGGAAGCAACTTTATCGACGGGCGCAAACTGTCTCGCGCGGCGACCCGGATCATCGAGCTGCGAGCTAGCCCACGCAAATATTTCTGTTTTGATCGCGGCGACGGGATCAAATTCGAGAACACTACCTTGGTTGAAGTGGACCCCTCGCTTCATTACTATGATTTGATCTGTTTTGCCGAGCCGGTCTTAGGCGAGCGGGTGCGCTACGCGCTCGGGGTAGACCCGGCGCACGGGGCGAACCCAGAGAGCGATCACGCTTGTATCCAAGTGTTGCAATGTTACAGCGACAAAGCCATTCAGGTAGCCGAGTTCTTAGCGCGCCAACTTACCACTAAAGAGTTAGCCTGGGTGATTTTGCATATCGCTGGTGCCTACTCGAGTGATTCGGCTGGAGCACATCTTTGCATTGAGCTCCAAGGGGGCGGGATTCAAACATACGACGAGATCAAACGCTTGCAGAACGAGGCCGTGTACGGCTACAGCCCTGAGCTGCTCAAATATTTTAGTCGCCTTACCCATTACCAGTATATGCGGCCCGACACTAACGCCCGGGGTAACCTGACCCACTGGGAAACAACCGGGCGCACCCGGCCGCGGATGTTAAACCATTTGCGCGATCTGATCGCAACTGAGTACCTCGATATCAACAGCCCGGAATTGGTGCGTGATTGCGCCCGGATTACCCAACTGCGCGACGGCTACATCGAAGTCCCTGCCCAGAATCATCGGGTCATGGCGATGGCCTGCGCTTGCATGGCTTACGCCCAGGTCCAAGAAATGGATATAGGGCTAGACAAACGCTTTAGCATAGCCAATCTGCACGCGAATTTAGAGGCCAGCGGTAAAGAGTTCCTGGCCCCTAACGAGTTCATGAAGCTGCGGCTGGACTCCTGGCGGGCTGGGGTCATGGATGTGGCTCTTGACGTCCAAGCCGAGCGCGAGGGGGGCGCGGCTGGCCAGTCTTGGATTGCAAACCAGCTCGGCTTGCAAGATGATGAAACTGACTGGTAGTATATAGACGCACAGCGATGGGCCTCTTTAGCACATACACTTGTTCCCGGTGCGCTCACACATTCGAATCCTGTTTGGATATCTGCGCTAAGTGCGGCTCGCTAGCTTACCGGCAAAGCGGGATCGCCGCTTGTCTGGCTAGCGGGAGGCCGCCCGGTTACGCCGGGGGCCGCAACAAAGCCTACTCGGCTCGCAGCTACGACGCAGCTTTTGAAGCCAATTTCAAGGCGTTGGCTATCACCAACGTCACCCACAAGGAAGGCCCAAACGGCGAATCTATTCCCGTCTGCTCCTTTGAGCGCCCCCCCCTTGTCTATGACAGTGCGCCCAATCCTAACCCTGGGCAAAAGAGTTTCCCGATCCGGGCCTATCATTCCCCAGGCGCCATGAACCAAGCGATCAGCGATTGGGCCGGGGCTCCGGTCAGCCTTGCCCAGACGGTAGAAGGCCGTCCGTTCGCGCCTCCGGCGGTTCACCCCACTTTCCAAGTGGGCAGCGCTTTTAGCGCCCGCGCTCCTCAGAGTACGCTAAAGGATCGCACGATTATCGTCGCCAAGCACCGTGAGTAAGCGCTTCACTACTATATATATATAGGCAAATGATCCTGCCACGGGACAAAAACAAGCTCTACGATGCGGTCTTCGAGCAATTGTTTAATTGCACGCGCACGATGGATCAACGGGCTGCGAGCTACACCCGGCGCGAAGCCATCTACAAACGGGGCAGTGCTGGCGCATTCAGAGGCCGCTTAAATAAAGCGGCGCCGGTCATTAACCGCCAGGCGGCGCTGATGTTCGTTCCCCACATGGTGCGCTTTTTCCCGGTCGTGCCGCCCGAGGAAATGAACCAAACCGTATTCGACCGAGCCGATGCGGTATCTGACGCGGTCAGGCTCAGCTGGGACGAGCTGGAGCTAGACGAGATTTTCCCGATGGGCCTGCGTCAAGCCCTGATAAACTGTAACGCGATTTTTAGCGTCCAGCCCCAGGTCAAGACCAACTGGGATATCGACTTGCGAGTTGACCTGATTCATCCCAGAAATTTCGGGGTCGCACGCGAAACCGGAAGCGGCTCCTGGGACTTGAACCGGCAACAGGCGATGGCGGTGCGCAGCTATCACACACTGGAAGAGCTGGACCGCTGGTTAGCTTATCGGCCCGACGCATCCGAGATCATCAACCAGCTCGAGTATGCGCGGGTTGACGGGGTCAGCGGTTTTAGCCGCATCACCGGCATGGCCGCCGGAAGCGCCCAATTCCAGGCCAGGCCCGAGCTGTGGCCTGCTTTTAGCGGCATGGAAGAAGAAGACCGACCCCGGATCGCGGCCGTCTTTTACACGTTGCGGGTATTTGACGATGTGGCCGGGGATTGGCGCGTGTTCTCGATCTCCGGCTCAATCGTGTTGCGCGACCGAGCCGGATCACAAATGGGGGTGCCGCGGTTGCTTCCTTACGTGAACCTTTGCCCGGACAAAAACCCGGAATCCTTTTGGGGCGAAAGCCTGATTGAGAACATTTCTCCCTTACAAGAGTGGTATCTGATGCGGATGGAAGGCATGGACGAAAAATTCCGTAAACGGCTTCGGCCGCCTACCGCAGCGATTGGCCTGGGCAAAGGCTTTGAAGAAACGATTGCTCAATTATCTCGAGCCGGATCTCGAATTGCTGTCCCGAATCAAAACGCCAAGATCCAGCAGTTCCCGCCCGAGATCGCCCAGGAAGATTTTGAGATGATGCAAGTGATCGCCACCCAGCTCAACGAACAGGGCCAACTGCCTCCGGTGATGCGGGGCGAACAACCCAAGGGGGTGCGCGGGGAGGCGGTGTTCAACAAAATGACCGAGTTCGCTAGTGGTGAGATCCTGCAAAAGAGTTTGGTGGTCGAAGGCGCGGCTCGCAAGATCGCTAACCTGATCTTCCAAAACTTGCGCCGTTATTTTACCGGCAAACTCTGGGACTCCAAAAACCAGCAAATGTTCTTGATGGCCGAGTTTCCCGACGACGTCACCATGAAGGTCGACGGCCACTCGAGTTCTCCTATTCTAATGGAGAACCACCGGGAAGAAGCCGAGCGGATGCTCAAATATAATCTTATTACTCCCTCTCGCGCGGTGCGCCTGGTGGCCCCAGCGTATGAGACTGGGATTTTGCACGACTTACAAAAGATCGAGGATCTGCAATT